CTCTTGGTGTTTGTGTATCAGATAAGTTTATGACAGAAATGATCGAAGGAGATACAGCCAAAAGAGAAGTATGGGCCCGCGTTTTGCGCAAGCGGCGCGAGTCTGGATATCCATACATATTTTTCTCGGATACTGTAAACAACAACGCTCCACGCGCTCTACGTGAAACGGGACGGCGCATCTGGGCATCAAATCTGTGTTCAGAAATAGCTCTGCCTTCGTCTATTGATGAGTCATTTGTATGTAATTTAGCATCGATGAATGCTCTTACTTTTGAAGAATGGCAACATACAGATGCCGTAGAAACTATGATTTATTTCTTAGATGCAGTGATGGAAGAATACATCGATAAAACTGCTAATATTAAATTTATGGAATCATCTCATAACTTTGCTAAAACATGGAGAGCTCTTGGTCTCGGTGTTCTTGGCTGGCATTCGTATCTGCAATCTAAAATGATTCCGTTCGAAGGTTTAATGGCTCAGATGGAATGCATTAAGATTTCTAAATTTGTTGATGATAAATCATTAGTAGCCACAAAAGAACTTGCAGAAGAATATGGCGAACCAGTAGGAATGCTAGGATTTGGTGAACGTAATCTGACACGTTGTGCTATTGCACCGACTACATCGTCATCGTTTATTCTTGGTCAAGTGTCTCCATCTATCGAACCACTTGCTTCGAACTATTTTACAAAAGATTTAGCAAAAGGTAAATTCACATATAAGAACCCATTCTTAAAGCAATTGTTAGCAGATAAAAATAAAGATGACTTCGAAACGTGGGAGACTATTCTTATTCGTGGTGGTTCTGTACAACACTTAGAATTTTTAAGTGATGAAGAAAAATCAGTATTCAAAACGTTCAGTGAAATTACGCCATTGTCTATTGTCCAACAAGCAGCTACAAGACAGAAATATATAGATCAGGCTCAATCACTTAATCTTATGATTCATCCTGAAGTTTCTACAAAGGACGTGAATGCATTACTCATCGAAGGTTGGCGTTTGGGTGTCAAGACATTTTATTATCAGCGATCAGCAAATCCAGCACAAGAACTGGTTAGAGATATTATGTCGTGCGCTTCGTGTGAAGCGTGATATATAGACTATATTGAGGAGTAATATTATATGGCAAAAGTAGTCGATCCAGTAACAGAAATCCACGATTATGAATTTAGTTATTATGCAGAATGTGATAACTGTGGTACTATACAACTATTAATAATTGACGACCCTGATGAAAGAGGTCAAGCACCCGATTATTGTTCAGGCTGTGGTGAACATGCTCATTGGGAACATACTATGCATTTTGAAGAAGCTTTAGATGAATTCTTGTGGCTAAGAGATGAAAAATAAATGTGGTATTATGAAGATCAGGAGTTCGATGAGACTCCTGAAGAATACCAAGGTTTTGTTTATGTAATTACTGAAAAAGATACAGGTATGAAATATATCGGTAAAAAGTTTTTCTGGAAACCAAAAATACTACCAAAAAATTCAAAAAGAAAACGTCGAGTCAGAACACGAACAGAGTCTGACTGGCGTACATATTTTGGTTCAAGCAAAGAGGTTAAACTTCTAGTCGAAGAAAAGGGTGAAGATAATTATCACCGTGAAATATTAAAACTATGTAAGACTAAAGGCCAATGCTCTTATTACGAAATGAAATATCAATTTATGTATGATGTACTACTAAAACCAAAAGAATACTACAATGCTTTTATTGGAGGAAAAATTCATAGAAAGCACATTTTAAGTGTACATTCAGATGATGATGTGTTAGAATAGACTTATACATCAGGAGATTATTATGATTCTTATTGACTACAGCGCCATTGCAATCAGCAATATCGTAACTCAAAAACTAGATATACAAGAGGACATGGTTCGCCACATGATTCTTAATTCTATTCGTATGTATCGTTCTAAGTTTAAAGAAAAATACGGTGAAGTCGTTATCGCAGGTGATGCGGGTAACAACTGGCGCTATGGTGCATTTCCACAGTATAAAGCTGCACGTAAAAAGAATCGTAAAGATTCAAAACTAGATTGGCAAGAAATCTTTCGAATTATTAATCTAGTATGGGAAGAACTCGGTGAAAACTTTCCGTATAAGACTATCAAAGTTGATGGCTGTGAAGCCGATGACATCATTGGTGTTCTCGCACAGAATACACAAGAATTTGGTAAGCATGAAGAAGTAATGATTATTTCTGCAGATAAAGATTTTGCTCAACTGCAGAAGTATAAAAACATTGCGCAGTTTTCTCCTATGACAAAGAAGTTTATTAAAGAAGAGCATCCACGTAAACAGCTATTAGAACTTATACTAAAAGGCGATACATCTGACGGTGTGCCTAACGTATTAAGCGGTGACAATGTTTTTGTAGATGGATCTCGACAGACACCGCTACGTAAACCTATTATCGAAGCACTCATGCAAGATCCCACTTCTCAAGGTCAAGAAGTACTACGTAATATACAACGTAACAGAAAACTTATCGATCTTGAGTCAACTCCTGAAGTGCTAAAAGAAAATATTATACATAGTTATGATAAGCAAGATAGATGGTCAAACAAAAGCAAAGTATTTCCATTTTTAGTTGAAAAACGTTGCCGGCGCTTGATCGATGATATAAAGGATTTTATATAATGGTGAACAAAGTATCATTAAATATATTTGAAATAATTAATAAAGTAAAAAGCGCTAAATCTAAAAAAGATAAAATTGCGACATTACAGCAAAATAATTGTCCGGCATTGGGCGATGTATTAAGATGCTTTTTTGATGATATCGTAAACTTTTCTCTTCCTCCTGGTCTACCTCCGTATGAACCGGCTAAAGAGGAAAGTGTACCTTCTAATTTGCACAAACAAATACAAAAAATTAAGTTTTTCGTAAAGGGGCTTGAGGGTGATAAGCTCCCTAGCATTCGTCGCGAGCGAATGTTTATTGATATGCTCGAAGCGATTCACCCAGCTGACGCCGAACTTGTACTAAAAATGAAAGATAAAGAAACCCTTGGTGGCGGTATTACTAAAAAATTAGTTCAGGAGGCGTTTCCTAAGTTAATTGTTAAGTAAAGGAAGAATTGCATGACTGCTCAGTTTGAGAGACTAAGACAAGATGTGAGTGAACTAGAAATCTATATTGAAAAATTAAGATCGAAGGAAAAACAAGATAATAGCTTAATAGGCAAACTTATGAAGAAGAAACAATTTTTAATCAAACATATAACTGAGAAACAAGTTTTAATGCAATAGGAGGTTTTGGCCAGTCCTTTTTTAGGGCTGGTCATCACACAAATTTATGCCAACATATACTTTAAAAGATACAATTACGAATCACCAGTGGGATACTATATGCACCTGGGATGAATTGCAAATGACTTTAGATGAAATGCCCGAATTAGTACAAGTCATGTCTGCTCCTAAAATTGTAGGAGGTGTAGGTAATTTACATAGTAAAGTGCCAGACGGATTTAAAGATGTTTTAAGTAGAGTCAAAACAAGTTCAGCGAAAAATAATACTATAAACAGCTAATGAAAAAAAATAATTCTATGACGGTTAGAATTGATGATTTGCTTGAGTATAATCCTATTACTGCAAATCAACAATTGGCTTTTGATGCGTGGGACGAAGAAAATAATCTCGTTCTTACGGGTTCGGCAGGTACAGGTAAAACTTTTATAGCTCTGTTTATGGCACTAGAAGAAATGCTCGAGCCAGACTCTGATTACAGAAGGATTATAATAATAAGATCTGCAGTACCAACTCGTGACATCGGGTTTTTGCCAGGTTCTGCAGAAGAAAAAAAAGAAATGTACATGATTCCTTATAAGAATATATGTTCAGAACTTTTTAACGATAAAGGATCTTGGGGAAAACTTATATCTTCTCAGCAAGTAATGTTCGAGTCGACCTCTTATATACGAGGTTCAACTTTTGACGATTCCATTATTATTGTTGATGAAATGCAAAACCTTAATTTTCATGAGCTTGACTCTGTTATAACAAGAGTCGGCCGAAATTCTAAAATAATATTTTGTGGTGATTACAGACAAACTGATTTTAGATTTAATGATGAAAAAGAAGGAATATTTAAGTTTATGAGAATAATAGAACAACTTAGAAACTTTTCTATTATTCAATTTGGATGGGATGACATTGTAAGATCAGGACTCGTAAGAGATTACATCATGACAAAAGAGATGCTGGAGGTAGACTAATGATAGAAATTTACGGAACTGCTAATTGTGTATATTGTGAACGAGCTAAAGTATTATGTGATGATAATAACTTAGAATACGTATATAAGGCTCTTGATGATAAAGAGAATGGTTTGACTTTCATGGAAGAATTTACACAGAAAGTACCAGGCGCTAAAACTGTACCACAAATATTTTGGCACGGCAAATATATTGGCGGCCATAATGATTTTGCAATTGAAATTGAAAACACTAGAGAATTCGGCCAAGGAGGTTTTTAATGGCTAAGTATAGTCGCTTTGATTCTAGAAATAAGAAAATAGGCAGGCATAAATCTCATTCGCTTGAGAAAGATTTTAAAATAAAACGCGCAGAAACTGAAAATAAACGTGTACATTCCTTTTCAGATGTAGTAGAATATGACTATAATGAAGGAGAATATTATGATAGACAATTTAAACAAGGTAATCCTCACAGATTGTGACGGAGTCTTAATGAATTGGGAATATGCATTCAACACGTGGATGCAAGCTCATGGTTATGAAATGACTGCGAGCGGTCCAGGTCATTATGACATGGGCGATCGTTACGGATTAACTAATGATAAAAAGAAAGAGTTAGTTAAGTTTTTTAACGAATCAGCCGCTATTGGATTTCTTCCTCCTTTACGTGATGCCATGTATTATGTTGACTTATTACATCGTAAGCATGGCTATGTCTTTCATATGATTACCTCTCTATCGCTTGATCACAATGCTCAAGCTCTTCGTATTCAAAATACTAAAAAGCTATTCGGTGAAACAGCATTTGAAAAGTTTATCTTTTGTGATACTGGTGCAGATAAAGATGAAGTACTAGAACCTTACAGAGACTCTGGTCTTCTGTGGCTAGAAGACAAAGTTGAAAACGCTGAACTCGGCGATAGCCTTGGTTTAGAAAGTGTTTTAATTGAACACGGTCATAATATGACAAATAATAAATTTCCACTTATGAAAACATGGAAAGAATTATATGAGTACATTACATAGCTCTACACCT